CGGTGAATGCCATGTCCGCGAGTTGCCCACCCATGAGGCGTTCCACATCTGACAAGACCGTTGAGTCGCCACACAGGAGGCGGTGGTTGCCGAGAATCCACAAGTCCCCAGTTCTGGATACGGGATCTACTGGTGCTTCTGGGATTGCATCATCTTCGGTCAAACCACCGCCTACTTGATCACCATTTAGCAGGCGCTCAATCTCATCGTCCCCAAAGCCGAGCAAGTCGAGATCAAAATCCACGCCTTGAAGCTCTTGCAATTCGAGCTTGAGTAACTCTTCATCCCAACCCGAGTTCAACGCGATTCGGTTGTCGGCCAGGATGTAGGCCTTCTTTTGTTCAGGGCTCAGATGGCCCAGCTCAATGACGGGCACCTCTGTTAATTCAAGTTTTCTGGCAGCAGCCAAACGGCCGTGGCCAGCGATCACGCCCTTGTCGCCGTCAGTCAAGATTGGATTGGTCCAACCGAACTCACGAATGCTGGCAGCGATCTGGGCGATTTGTTCTTCACTGTGGGTGCGGGCGTTTCGCGCATACGGAATGAGCGAATCGACCGGGACCATTTGGATCTCGGGTTTCATGAGCAAATCAGGGGAGTAGTGCTGCCCTTGATCGCAGTGAATGCGCCAACAGGAAGCAGAAATGAAAAGTGGAAAGGAATGTCTTGCACTCCTTTCCACACCGTAGCTGAAAATGTACGCTCAAATGGGATGATTTGTTGCAAGGGCTAAATTCGCTCACTCACCACCTCACGCCCGCACTACATATCAACCTCTCCAATTCCCTCTAATTTCCTCTGTGAAATACCCAAGGCGTTGAGTTGATCTGCCACCGTCTGCAACGCTCGTTGCCAACGTCGCCAAGCAGTGGTCCTGTCACACGCAAATCGACGACCGATCTGATGCCAGCCATATCTCTTGGCACGCATCCAGACTAAATGCCTCTGGTCTATCTCAAGCCATTGGACCCACTTCATGGTCTCCAGCATTCTTTCAATTGCCTCAGGGCTTGGGCTCATTGGCCTGTACACCCGCTCGGTATCTGGGTAACGAGAGGGTGTTTGCATGGCCAGTGACATCCATGGATTGTTGTAACCCTGAACGCGGACGGGTGGAAGTCGGTAGGCCGTATGAGCGGCGTCAAGAAACCGGGCTTCCACATCATCCATGCCCCATGTAGGTTTTCTATCCATGCTTACCTCCTGAACCATAGAGGCGCTCGCCAATACGACGAATGAACTCCCGCTCAAGGAAGTCCAGCCGTTCGTCTTGATCTGAGACAACCAGGATGTGTTGCTCACGCCAACCTGAACGCTTGACAGCATCCAGATCTGTCACGACAGGCTGCACTTTGCCAAGAGCGCAACGATACGGTTGTGCTGGGACTTTCATCTCACGCCTCCTGTGTCGTCTGACGATCGCGTGCCAGATAGGCCAATGCAATTGCGTCTGCTTCGTTGTCGTCTGCAGGTTGGTGACCGCGTGCTTGAACGCTTGCGATCATTTCTTCCTTACCTGCATTGCCCTTGCCGGTTGCATGCTTCTTGATCGTGCCGACCGGTATGCCTTCGTAGGGGATCTGATGGTGCTCACACCAGGCTGTCAGTTGGCCCATGAAGCCACCGTATGCATGGGCGGCATCCACACCCACATGCCTGCGTACTTCTTCAAACACGACCAGGTCAACGCCTGTGGTGCATTGCTTCACGTCCGTGAGCCAGCGTTTGAATTTGAGGAATCGCATGCCACCACCTTCGAAGCGTTGGGGCTTAAAGGATTGACTTCCACTTGTGATCTGACCGTCTGCACCCATCAAGGCCCATCCAGTCGTTGTGCCCAAGTCCAAGGCAAGAATCGTCATGTTCATTTCGTCTCCAGAATTTGTTCGGGTGACGGGTTGGACAGGTTTCACGGTTATTCCTCTATCGTGTGTGTGCGCGCACGCGTGAGGGGTTAATCAGTAAGACTGTCAAATCCGTCACCATGGTTTGGTTCAATCGTCTCGGTATGGGTAGCCACTGCCGCTATGAGGCTTAGGTCGTAGACTGATTCCCGCGATTGCGCGCGCACCGCCATGCAGTCGGCATTTCTCGAACTTGCGGGTCGACATCAGCTCCGAGAACCGCTTTATCGAGCCCACGTACTCGCCAGCACGCTCGGCCCACTCACGCCAATCAGTGAAAAGGTTCGATACGCCTTCGCGATGGGTCTTGCTCAAAATGCAGCGCTCTTCGATCCATTGGCCTAAGGCATCTTCTGCTTCGAAATACTCTTCGGTTGCTGAGACCACGCACTCGGGTGGACGCAGCCCGTCGCGCTGCCATGCGAGGCACCCTTCGACCGCCCAGGCCAAAATACCGTCACGCTCCGCGTACAGTTTCTCGGTCAGCTTGCCGTCACGCCTCTCAGGCGGGATCGTCACCGTGAAGGGGATAAGGTGCAGACGCCGCTTCATGGCCTCGTCCACATTGCGAATCGAGGGCTTGTGGTTGCCCGCAATGAGCAACTTGAACTGCGGGATGTACTCAAAGAAGTCTTGACGCATAAAGCGCGCCGACACCTTGTCACCACCCGTGATGGCCTTGACCTTGGACTCGTTCCAACGCCTGCCTTGCTCGGTTTCCACTGATGCCACGAAACGTGCGCCGCGCAGACCAGCCAGGTCGGTTGGGTGGCGGTCACCTCGAGCATCCATGAACGTGTCCATGGGTGCGCTCGTGGCGTAGTCGCCCAAGATGCTGGCCAAGGTGTTCACGAACACCGACTTGCCGTTCGCACCGGTTCCGTACAAGAAGAACAATGCGTGGGCGCTGGTTGCCCCGGTCAGGCAGTAACCCGCCATGCGCTGCAAGTACTCCTGCAAGAGAAGGTCGCCGCCGGTCACATCGTTCAAGAATGCCTTCCACTGCGGGCAGTCACCCCTTGGAGTGGCCGTGGCAATCTTGGTCATACGGTCGGCTCGGTCGTGCGGGCGAGTCACGCCCACCTTGAGATTGACCACGCCGCCGGGGGTGTTGAGCAAGAAGAGGTCAGCGTCCCACTCCTCGGTAGTGGAGGCATGGCGGCGATCTGACCTGGCCATGCGATCGACACCGCCCACGGTGCTGCTGGCCAGCAACTTGGCGGCAAGGCGATGCGAGTCCACCTTGAGCGCAGCCTCACGACAAATAGCGCGAATGAGGTGATGTGACATCAAGGTCTCATCGGGTTGCCAACGGCAACCGGTCCACACCAGCCACTTTCCCCAAGCTGCGCAATAGCGCCACTCATCCGCGTATCGGGAGGTGAACGCCAGGGTCAGTGCATCGTCGGTCGCCCACACCGTAGCGTCCTGCGTTGTCATGGCCTTGGTGGACTTCACACACATGCGCGGGCCAGACGCAATGAACGTGATAACGTCAAAGCCCTCGGTCAACGCATCGGCTGCATCCCAGCCATCGGCCTTGTCATCTGGTGGCAAGAGCACATCACACGAGAGAGCGCCAGCGTCTAATACCGCCTGCGCCGCTGACATCGCGTACTCCCAGCCCGGCTTATCCCGATCAGGCCAAACCAGGACGACCTTGCCCGCCAGAGGTGACCAGTCGGTCTTGTCCACCGGTGCGTTGGCTCCGTGCATCGCTGTCGTGGCCGTGATGCCTGCGGCTATCAATGCCTGTGCACACTTTTCGCCTTCGACCAAGATCACCCGCTCGGCAGCCAGCATCCCCGGCTGGTTGTACAGCGGACGAGGATCCGGTGGAGCCATCTTGCGCCGCTTGGCATCCCAGGGACGGAACTCCTTCTTGCCTCCGGGTGGGTCATAGCGGTAGACCACGGCGATCAGGTGGCCTGTGGGATCAAAGTAGTCCCACTTGGCCGTAGCTGGCCCCAGCTCATCGACCGGAGCTTCCTTCTTGGCCTTGCGGGTTTGGGTGGGCGCAGCCTGGCCAACCAGTTCAGCGGCATAGTCCAACACCCGAGGGAAGTCGGACTGAGCATCTGCTCCAAGGTAGGCAGCGATCAGATCAAAGATGTCGCCGCCGTCACCGGTGGCTCGATCTGTCCAGAGACCCGCCTTCTCTCCGTCAAGGACCACCTCGAGGCTGTCACCAGGACTGCCCAAGACGTCCCCGATCAGGAACTTGCCGCGTCGCTTCTTACCAGCGGGGAACAATCCCGTCAGCACCGATTCGAGTCGATCAATCAGTGATGTACGCAACTGCTCCCTGGTGGCGTCCGTGTCTTTGTGCGCAGGCGAGTCGTTGTCATTGAAATCAAGCATCCAACTTTTCTCCCCCCGCCTGCATCCACTCCATCAGTTCACTCACCTTGAAGCGAACCATCTTCCCGACGCGGTAATGCGGCAACCCAAGACGTTCACGCTCTTTGGGGTGTGTGAAAAGGTACAAAGGCATCTTCAAGCAGTAGGCCGCCTCATGTGCATCGACCAGCTTTTCGCTGAGAATTTGATTAACGTCCGTCATTGATTTGTCTCCAGCACCGGTCCTGCCATGAGCACATCCGGCATTCAAAATGAGTGGGGTCTTGGTAAGCGCGCGCGAGCAACTCGCCCGCGTCGGTCGCAGAGATCACCTTGAGCGCACGGTCAGACATGCGCTGCGCCAATGCCGCATCAAAGGGCACCAACTCGGTATAGATCTCCATGCTGTCGGCATTGACTGCCGTGAAAACCGCAGGGTTCTCATGCAGCTCCAGATAGGCCTGGTACAGCACCACCTGTGCGTGATAGATCGGCTTTGAGATCGCCAGCTTGTTTTTCTCGAGGTCACGCCAGGACTTGGAGCCAAGGCATTTGTTCTCCCACAAGGCGGGATACTTGAAGCCGTCAGGTCCACCCACGATCACACCGTCAATGTGGCCAGCCAAGCGACCATCGAGTGCCGCAAATCCGAATTGCTCGCCATTGGGTTTGGTCGTGCGCAGATCAAAGCCTGCTTGCCGCATCCACTGGATCATGCTGTCCTCGGAGAGATGGCCACGCTCAAAGATGCGAAGCAATCGACCGGAATGCTCACGGCCAGGATCTACAGGAGCCTTGGCAAACTCGTACTGCAAGGCTCGCTCGCAAGAGACGCCTAAGCGCGATGCACCGAGATAACTTCTCGGACGTTGTTCGGCCTGGCGCTTTTGCAGCCCGGCATCGATGAGCGCACTGACCTGACCCGAGATGCTGGAAGAAGAATTGAAGTCCATCATTTCTTCTCTCCTTCCACCACCCAAGGCAAGTCATCCTCCATGTCGGCGAATGGGTGTGCCAGAGGATCAGGCGTTGGCTTCATTCCACGCACAGGCGGGAACTTCGTCTGTTCGTGATGTGCCAGCATGGCATCGGTCCAGCACGTCACGATGGCATCGATGACGCGCAGGGCTTGCTCTTCGGAATAATCCCCCAGTGGTTTGTCAAAGCCAATTTCGCCTGCTGACTCACCGAACGCCTTAAGGCACTTCTTCATGGAGGCCAGCTCGATATCAGAAGGATCGATCATGGGAACCTCCTTCATATCGACCCGCCCATCGAGCGCGCGCTGCCAGTTCCCGTACATCGCATGGAAGACGTCCTGACATTTTTTCGAGCAAAAAACCCAGTCGATTGGGTAGCGCCGGGGATGGCCCGCACCGTGACGGTTGTCGGTGTGGCCGAAACCCCGGGCCTGTCTGTTGCAGACCCAGCATTTCATTAACCCTCCTTACTGAGCCCAGCTCGGTTTGCCCGAGACAGGTGCGCGCCCGGCCTGTGCAGGAGCACTGCTGGCAGGAGGTGCTTGATAGGTCGCAGCAGGACGTTGAGCGGCAGGCGCTGACTCACGCGGGTAGTCAGTCTGGTCAGGCTCCACGGCCATCTTCACCACGTTGC